CCAACACGCATATCGTGATGGTAAATCCTGGGCCCTTCCCATTGATGATACGCGCAGGGCAATGAAGTTTAGTATGTCTTGCATGAAAAATATGTCTATTCCTCTAAAGGAAGAGACTATTACTTTTGAACCTGAAACGGAAAAGATTCTTAGGGAATGCCGAGATCTTTACATCAGTGGATTTAAAAATGGAAACGATGAAGACCTTGAAGAATTCTTTCGTATGTCCGCTTCCACTGTCCGTGTCTTAGGTAGAGAACGACTTGTTAAGGCAAAACAAATTTTAGAAAAAAACATTGACGACATCCCATCTACTGCGTTAGATTGGGGTGTAACATACCTAGAACAGTTCTTGTCATGAACATCTTTGTAACTGATCGGAATCCCCGACTTTCTGCAAAAGTTCTCCCAGACAAACATGTTGTCAAGATGCCACTTGAGAGTTGTCAGATGCTTAGCATCATTTACTCCAAGTGGTATTTTAATTGGGGGGACTTGCATAAAATCAATGGGGAACCTTATGCCACCAAAAAAGGTGCCTTTCGTAATCACCCATGCACTAAGTGGGCAGCGTCAAACTACTACAACACTGCTTGGTTGATTCAACATGGATGTGCCTTGGCTACAGAGTATCATCATCGGTATGATAAAGTTCACTCATGTGCCAAGACTCTATTCGAAGCAAAACAAATCTTTCACAGGATGACAGGAAAGTCGATAACATGTTATAGTATGGCCGATAAATTTACCCGTGCAATGCCCGATGAGTTTAAATATAACACAAGCATTGACACTTTTACAGCTTACAAGCGTTATATCGCATCCAAACCTTGGGTTGCATCTAATTATCTTCGTGACGAATCCAGAAAACCAGATTGGCTATGATTAATGAGACACATTCTTTTTACCCTTAAGGGTTGTAGTTCTGTTCTCACTGATGATGAAAGTTACATAAGAGATGTAATTTATCATGCATCAGTTCAATGTAACTCGACTCTTCTTGCCCTTAACTCACACAAGTTTCAACCACAAGGTGTAACATGTGTAGCAATGCTTGCTGAAAGTCATATTAGTATTCATACTTGGCCAGAAAAGGGTATGGCCGTCTGTGACGTTTTCACCTGTGGTGATCATACAGAACCCCAAAAGGCAGTAGACTATATGAAGATGGTTCTACATGCCACTGATATTGTTTGTAATGAATTTGTTAGACCGTTAGAATGACTTGGACACTTCCTGTTGAAGAAGATGAAGACGGCAACTGCTTTATCACTCTACCAGATGATCTCCTAAAAGAGGCTGGATGGAAAGAGGATGATGAGTTAGAATGGGTTGACCGTGGTGATGGATCCTTTGAATTGAAGAAACCTAACTGATTATGCGTGATGAATTTCTTTGGGTTGAAAAATACCGACCCAAAACTATTGAAGATTGCATCCTTCCTGATGCAACTAAAAAAACTTTTGCTGACTTTGTAGAGAAGGGAGAGATCCCTAACCTCCTGTTGTCTGGTCCTCCTGGCATCGGTAAGACCACTGTCGCAAAGGCACTGTGCCACCAACTTGGTGTAGATTATTATGTTATTAACGGATCTGACGAAGGTCGATTCCTCGATACTGTCCGAAACAATGCGAAGAACTTCGCTTCGACCGTCTCACTTGATTCGACTGCAAAACACAAAGTCATCATTATTGATGAGGCAGATAACACAACCAATGATGTACAACTCCTCCTACGGGCGTCTATTGAGGAGTTTAGTGGCAACTGCCGATTTATCTTTACTTGCAACTATAAGAACCGAATCATTGAGCCCCTTCATTCCCGCTGTTCCGTTGTTGACTTTGGGATCAGTAAGAAGAACAAACCTGCAATCGCAGCACAGTTCTTCAAGCGTCTTCAAGAAATCCTGGTTGCGGAGAGTATTGAATCGGATCCTAAAGTACTTGCCGAACTAGTCAACAAACATTTCCCTGATTGGCGACGTGTTCTGAATGAATGTCAACGTTATTCCGTTGGTGGAGTAATTGATACTGGAATCCTTGCGAGTTTTTCTGAGGTAAATATCAACGATGTCATCAAGAATATCAAGGATAAAAAGTTTCCTGAAGTCCGAAAGTGGGTCGTTAATAATTTGGACAATGATTCTACTGTACTTCTGCGGCGTATTTACGATGCTATGGTTGATTCCTTGGACGGGCCCTCTGTTGCTGCTGCTGTTCTTATTGTGGCTAAATATCAGTATCAAGCCGCGTTTGTAGCCGACCAGGAAATCAATCTCCTTGCGGCATTGACTGAACTTATGGTAGAGTGTGAATTCAAATGATTAGTAGAGACGAACTGATGCACCATCGCCTTCAGGCTTGGTTGCGTGAGAATATTTGTGATGACTTGGAGTATCTGGGAGATTGGGATGATAAACACTGGTATCGTGTTGGTCCCCATGAAGTTTCTGCAGATCAAATTGAAGATCTTGAATTAGTTGGAGAGGTGGAAGTAAATGATTGATGTGAAACTTTTCAGAATCACTACTGGTGAAGAAGTTGTTGCTGAACTAGTATCAGAAACCGAAGACACTGTTACTCTGCGTAATGGTCTTGTAGTTATTCCTAGTGGGTCTAGTTATGGATTTGCTCAGTGGGCGACTGTAATTGATCCCGATCAGCCAGATATTACGGTGAATCGTAGGTTCATTGTATATACGGTTCCTGTAGCCGAGGCAGTAGAAAAGAGGTATAATGAAATCTATGGGTCTAAACTAGTGACTCCCGAGAAGAAAAAACTGATTGTATGATCTCCGATGAAAAATATATCCTAGTAAACTGGGATTACATCAAAGAACATCAATCTGAATTTATCAAACATCTTACGCATTCTCATGATGCCTTGACTCAGTTTGGTATAATTAATACTACGGGGAATTACCACGAATACAATATTTTTGGTGCCACTTCCCCTTCTGTCCACATGTATAAATTATATGGGACACTCCGAACGTTGATCAGAGAACTCTTGGGTGATGATCAAATGTTATGGATTCAATCTTGGGTAAACTATCAAACCCGAGATCATGTGCTTGATTGGCACAACCATGATGCCAAATGGCATGGTTACGTTAGTATCGATCCCAAAGATACTTGCACCGAGTTTGAACATGGATTCAAAGTCGAAAACAAAGTAGGAAATATCTATTTTGGTCCTGGACATAATAGTCACAGGGTTGTGAATAATTCAGATTATGATGGTGTTCGTATCACTGTTGCCTTTGATATTCTAACCGAGGAGAACTGTTCTCCTGATCAAGATCCTACACACAATTTTGGCTGTATACCTCTTTTGTGATTATGGACTTATGTGAAACTGATGCAATATATGCAGCGCAAAAATTTATTGATTACTTCTCTGACAAGGGACGTATCGATGAATATCTTCGTAATGTAAAACTAGACAGAATCTCTCAACAGACTCCTAGTCTGCCTGGGTTTGGTCCTGAGGATGATATGTTCTCTGACTTTGATATTCATCCACAAGACATGAATTTCAAGGTTTATGCCGCGGGTGAGTCTGGGAGTTTTAGTAATGAGTTTTTCAATGAGAGACTTCAGATTACAACTTCTCACGCAATCGAATCTTCAGTTCCTGGTAAGTCACTGAAGTGGATTGTACAGGAGACTAATACAAAGAAGATCGTTGGATTCTGTAGATTCGGATCTCCAACAATCAATTCCAAACCTCGCAATGAGTGGCTTGGTAGTGTTCCTGAACTGACTAGGTTCAATCGTCATGCGATTATGGGATTCATTATTGTGCCTACTCAACCTTTTGGGTTCAATTATCTGGGAGGTAAGTTACTTGCCCTAATGTGTTGTTCTCATGAGGCGAGAGAGAAGTTAAATAGTAAGTATGATGCAGACATCTGTCTCTTCGAGACTACCTCTCTGTACGGGTCTACAAAGTCCTCCTCTCAGTATGATGGACTCAAACCCTACATGAGGTACAAGGGACTCACTGATAGTGATTTTACGCCCCTTCTGCACGACGATATTTTCCATGATCTAAACAAATGGTTTATAGCAAGGAACAACGACAAGACTCTAGTCAAGGAAGACGCATCGAGTCGCAAGTTGAAGACACAGCAAAAGATGATCGCAGTAATCAAGAAAAGCTTACCTTCTCAAAAGGTTGCGGAGTTCCAGACTGCGATTGTAAATGCAAAAAATCTGACTGAGAAGAAACGATTTTACATGTCTGACTATGGATTTGAGAATGCACGAGAAGTCATTCTTGGTGAACAGGAAGTTCTCCGCCCTGGTCAGAACTATGAGAAGTTCCATATGGAGAACTTGATTAACTGGTGGAAGAAAAAGGCCAGTAATAGATATGACAACCTAAAGTCTGAGGGCCGACTTCGCACGGAACTGGAGACTTGGAACAGAAACCCTGAGAGTATCGACATTATACGATGAGTTACGAACTGAAAGATTATCTCAACTCCATCAACTTTCAAAAAAACAATTTGATGGACGAACAGGATCCTGTTTGGGAAAAGAAGTATCCAGCATTCATTATCAATAAGTGCCTCTCTGGATTTGTTGATACTGTTATGTTTTCGAACGAGATTAACCAGAACCCACACCTGGACAACAAACTACAATATGATTTTTATCTAAATAGTATTAGGAAGAAGAAGAGATTCTCTCCTTGGCTACGAAAGGAAAAAGTTCAAGACCTTGATGCTGTAAAACAATACTATGGTTATAGTAATGAAAAAGCAATGCAGGCTTTGAAGATTCTAAATAAAGATCAACTTAAATTTATTAGAGATCGACTTGACGTTGGAGGTGTGAAAAAATGACTGCATTTGCAGAACCTGAGGTTACTTGGTCGCCTGACCAAATGGTAGAAGTTACTCTGAACGAACCAGATGACTTCCTGAAAGTACGAGAAACTCTCACTCGTATCGGTGTGGCCTCTCGAAAAGAGAAAAAGATTTATCAGTCATGTCATATTCTGCATAAACAAGGCAGATACTTTATCGTACACTTTAAAGAATTGTTTGCGTTAGATGGGAAGCACGCAAACTTGACTTTGAATGATGTTCAACGTAGAAACAGAATTATCAATTTGTTATCTGATTGGGGATTGATTGCCATTGTTTCTCCTGAAAGAACTTCGGATGTTGCTCCTCTGAACCAAATTAAGGTTTTGTCTTATAAGGACAAAGGCGATTGGACTTTGGAGACCAAGTATAACATCGGTAAGAAAAAGAAAACGGAAGTCTGATGTATATTATGCCTCCCTGCTCTCCACCGCAGGGATCTACATCACCCTTTGTTTATGCTGATGGTGTTTTTTCCGATGATCAGTTGGATTGGATTCTTAAGTATGCTGAGAAACTAGAACTTCATAATGCCGAAACTGTAGAATATTCTGAAGACTACCGAAAGTCTTATGTTTCTCCAATTAATAATGGAGATGAGACTGCCTGGTTGTTTGAAACTGTGGCAGACGTAACCCACAAATTAAATTCTAACTATTATAGATTTGATCTTTCTATGATAGGTAGTATTCAATATGTGGTCTATCATGGTCATGAAGGTGGTAAGTATGATTGGCACCACGACTACAATGAAGGTTTATCGCCTTCTCGAAAATTGACAGTCGTACTTCAACTCAGTGATCCTTCCGAATATGAAGGTGGTCAATTAGAACTTTTTTCTGACCCACTTATCCAAATACCAAAGAAGAAAGGCATGATGTGCATGTTTCCGGCCTTCTCTTATCATAGGGTAAC